CCTGCCGATGATCAAGGGCAAGGGCGGCAAAGACGAGTACGACCTGCCCGAGATCGCCGCGCGGATCCGCGCCCTCGCGTCGACCGCCGATCTGTTCGTGACGGTCGAGAAGGGTCACGCGCTGCCGCCGATGAAGGTGCCGGGCCGGCCGGAGCTCACGCCGTTCCCTGGTGGCTCGGCCAACTTTCACCGCGGATACTCGCGCGGGATCTTCGAGGGCATGCTCGTTGCGCTCGCGATCCCGCATCAACTCGTGGTGCCGCGCCAGTGGCAGAAGCGAATGCTCGCCAGTCCGGGCGCGTGGGTCGGCGACGAAGGCACCACGAAGACGCGGTCGATCGCGGCCGCGCGCAGTCTGTTCCCCGACGTCGACCTTCGACGCACTCCGCGATCGAGGAAGGACGACGACGGGATCGCCGATGCTATCCTGCTGGCCTGCTACGGGAGACTCAGCGTCCGGTCCGAGCAACTTGCACTGGAGGTAAGCCGATGAAGAAAGACAAGCCGAGGGGCCCCCGCCGCGACAAGTCGAAGAAGCCGCCGTCGACCGACAGCATGGAGGCGCATGTCCCGAACAAGCTGAGCGACGAGCAGGTCGTCGAGCGCAGCCGGCGACTCGCGCGGAAGCACGTCGAGCTGATGGGCCTCCAGCGCCGGAAAAAGAACGCGGTGAAGACGATCAACGCGGATATCAAAGAGCTGTCGGCCGAGATCGACCAGCTCGCCGAGGAGGTCGTGCACGGCGAGGAGATGCTGCGACAGGGCGACCTCTTCGCGCCGAAGTCGAAGCAGTCCGGCTCCGAGAAGGTGCCGCCCGCGCAGACGAAGCAGATCTTGAACGAGGTCGCGAAGCGCGCGGCGGGCCCGACGGCCGTGCCCGCGAAGCCGGCGCCCGCCGCGCCGGCGCCCGCGACGGGCAACGGGCAGTAGCTACGCGCCCGCGTAGCGCCACGGTGAGCGCACCCGGCCGTGAGTACCAGCGCGGGCCCGGGATCCGCCGGGTGGCGCAGGTGGCCGGGAATGTCAGCGGGTTCGACTCCCGCCGCGGGCTATCAGTCCGACGATCGAGGTCCGCAAAGGCGGGCGCCGGGTTTCCCCCTTGACCGGCGCCCGCCCTCTTTCCCACGCTGCCACCCTTGCGGCCCCGCTGCCCGCCCTGGGCACGATCGGGCAGGCCACCGCCCACGCGCCCGCCGGCCTGGTGCTCGTCGTTCCTGCGGCATCCTGCGGCATCCTGCGGCAGCCCGACGGAATCGCGTTTCCGCTTGACAGCGTATCCGGCCATTTGCTACCTTCCCCACATGGGAGAAAGCACCGCGATCGCCTGGACGGATCAGACATGGAACCCGTGGCGCGGCTGCACGAAGATCTCGCCGGGCTGCGAGAACTGCTACATGTTCACGGCGCAGGAACGCTATGGCCGCGACCCGAGCGTCGTCGTGCGGACCAAGACATGGGGCGAGCCGGCCCGCTGGAACCGCGCGGCGCAGGCAGAGGGCCGGCCTCGCCGCGTGTTCACTTGCTCATGGTCCGACTGGTTCCACAACGACGCGGACGCGTGGCGCGCGGAAGCGTGGGCCATCATCCGCTCGACGCCCTGGCTTCAATACCAGATCCTCACGAAACGGTCTGGCCGGATCGCCGGCAAGCTGCCCGCCGATTGGGGCGCGGGCTACCCGAACGTCTGGCTTGGCGTGTCCGTGGAGAGCGACAAATTCCTCTGGCGAATGGACGACCTGCGAAAGATCGCGGCCGCGGTCCGGTTCATCAGTTACGAGCCGGCGCTCGGGCCGATCGCGCACAGCCTGAACCTCGACCGGATCGATTGGGTCATTCAAGGCGGCGAGAGCGGCCCCGGATTCCGTGCGCAGGATCTCGCCTGGGCCCACGATGTGCGCGCGCTCTGCGCGAAAGCCGGCGTCGCCTATTTCTTCAAGCAAGCCAGCGCGCCGCGCACCGAGATGGGAATCGACGCGCTCGGCGAGATCGTCCGTGAGTATCCGACCCCGAGAGGCGCACGGCTGCTCGCGTGAGACGCTGCACGGCGTGCCGTCGGTGCCTTCGCCTGCCGGCCTTCGAGCCGTACGTCGTGAACGGCCAGCACGGGCGCAGGCACATCTGCACGCGGTGCTTCCGCCTGCGCTGGCAGGCCACTTGGAACGCTCACGCGAAACGCTACTACCGCGAGAACCTCCGAGGCTATGCCACGAAGCGCAAGGCGCGGGTCGCCCTCGGCCACGCGATTCGTACTGGCAGGATCCGTCGCGGCCCGTGCGAGGTCTGCGGACGGAAGCGGGCCGAAGGTCACCATGAGGACTATTCGAAACCGCTCGACGTCCGCTGGTTCTGCAAGAAGCACCACGCAGCCGAACACCGCCGGCTCCGCGCGGCCTGACGCTGTCCCGATCGCTCCTCTCGCGACCATAAGGTCGGTCGCCGGCGAGCGCACCGGCAAGCAACACGTCGAGGAGCATCGAAAGATCGCGCTCCGGAAGCGCCTGCTCATCCACGCGCAGGCCGGCGCGGTCTACGTTCCTTTCATCGGCGACGGCGACATCGCGGTCGAGCTGTACACGAAGCGCCGGATCTTCGGCGCCGACCTCGACCCTGAGCGATGCGCCACCGCGGCCTCGCGCCTGCCCTTGAACGCGACCGTGGTCGCGGCCGACTGCAACGCGTGGCCCTTCAAGCGCGGCGCCGCGGGCGTCGACTTCGCGGTCGCTGACTTCGACGCGTACAACAATCCGTGGCCGTCGTTCGAGTCCTTCTGGAACGGCGCCGGCGTGACCGATCGCCTGGTCTGCTTCTTCACCGACGGCTCCGTGAATCAGGTCAGTCGGTCGGGCAACTACATGGGCCGGCATTGGGAGAAGGCGGACCGCCGCAGGATCTTCAACTTCTACGCGCTTCAGCACGCGAAGCCGCGGATCGCGAAGACCGTCTCTCCGTGGCGTGTTACGATGTTCCAGTTCTACCGGCGCCGCGGGATGTACTACTTCGGAGCCGTCATCGAAGCGCCATGAAGAAACCGCCAGCGGCGAAGAAGCGACGGACCGACACCGACGTCGACCACGACCTCGCCGGCCTCGCCGCCCACGTCGCGGAGCGCACGCCGGAACCAAAGGCCGCGAAGAAGCCGAAGGCCACCTATCGCCGCTTCGACGAGACGAAGCAACGCGAGTACATCCGCCAGATCACGGAGAACAAGCTCGGGCGCATCGCGGCCGCTCGTGCGGTCGGCGTCGACGCGAGCACCGCCCGGCGCCACGTCGCGGCCGACAAGAAATTCGCCGAGGCCGTGTCGCTCGCGGAGATGGCCGCGGAGGGCGAGAAGATCGAGGACGTCGAGGACGCGCTGTATCAGGCCGCGATCGGCGGGAACGTGACCGCGATTCAGGTGTTCCTCTACAACCGCGCGGCCGATCGTTGGAGCGACCGCCGGAACCTCCAGCTTCACATGCCACCCGACGAAGCAGCCCGGAAGCTGGCCGCGATTCTCTCGATCGGAACCGCCGACCTCCCGACGTGATAGGCCGCAGCCTGGACCGTAAAGACGGCCAACGAAACTACAGCCCGGAGAACTGTCGATGGGCAACGCGACTTCAGCAGAACCGAAACCGCGCACGCCCGGCCTGACGCGGGAGGAACTCTACTCCCGCATCCTCGCGCTGCCACCGCGCGAGCGCACCGCGGCGGTGACCTGGGCGAGCGACTACTTCGTGCGGCTCGAGGTCGGGGCCGAGGGCACCCTCGAAGCGAAGGGCCTCGCGCGCGACGCGAAGCACCGCGCGACCTTCGTCGGCGACCCGGCGCGCTACTGCCGCGAGATCCTCCGCGTCGAGCACTTGACCCCACAGCAAGAGCGGTGGCTTGTCGAGATCGAGCAGGAGGACCGGCTGCTCGTGGCCAGCGCGGCGAACCTTGGAAAGTCGTTCATCCTCGGCGCGTACGCGCTGTATCGCTTCGATGCGGTCGCGGCGATCCTGAACCGCGACGGCAAGGAGCAGGGCGGCCGGATCCTGCTCGTCGGGCCGACGCGCGATTCCGTCCTCGGCACGATCTACGAGGCCATCGTGAAGCACGCGCAGCGCGCGGCCGCGGCCGGCCTGGGCCTGCCTGGTCTACCGCTGAAGACGCACTGGTGGGCCGGGCCCGAGTGGTCGATCGAAGCATTCGCACCCGCGCGACGCGTCGACCGCACCGTCGCCGCCGGCGCCCTCGGCCGGCACCACGTCAACCAAGTCGGCTTGATCGAAGAGGCCAGCGACGTCGAAGAGTCCGTGTTCAACGCGATCGAGTCGAGCTGCTCGTCGGAAGGGAACAAGGTCATCGCGATCTTCAACCCGTACCGCGACGCCGGCGCCGTGTACGAACGGCGAGGCCGGTACAAGGTCCTGCACGCGTCGGCCCTCGATCACCCGAACATGCTGACGCGGTCGGCCGCTTTCCCCGGCGCCATCTCGCACGAGAACATCGAAGAGCGGATCGTCGCCGAGTGCAACGACCTGGGCGCCTTCCCGAAGCTGCAACCAAACACGCGCCGCAACGACTTCGCGTATGCGATCGGCCACGGACCCGCCACCCTGGTCAAAGGCGCCGCACGCGCCAAGCTGCGCGTCTACAGGCCCGGTGCACTGTTCGAGGCGCAGGTCCTCGGCCGCTGGCCCACAAGCGGGACGGGCGACCTGTTCGACGTGGCCGCGTGGGACGAAGGTGTCGAGCGGTGGCAGGACGGCACGAACCCGGAGGAACCGCCCGACCGCGTCGGCCTCGACCCTGCGCGCGAGGGCCGGAACAGTTCCGTCGCGATGGGTGCGTGGGGCGCCGACGGCGAGGAGCTGCTGCGCGCGCACGCTGAAGCGCGACACGTCGGCGGTGCGGCCGCGGCCGCGGCGATCGCTCGCCTGCAGGAACGGCGCGTCAGAGTCAGCGAGGCCGTCGTGCTACCGAAGGGCGACGGGCCCACGGTGGGCGACGCGCTGCTCGAGGTCTTCCCCGACTCGCCGATCCTGCTCGACGAGGGCGGGCCCGGCGGCGCCGTCCTCGACCATCTCGCCTACATCCCGGGCGTCGACGTGATGGGCGTTTCCTTCGGCGAGGTCGCACCGGATCCAGTTCCGGGCGAGCCGTACGCGGAGAACCTGCGGACCGCGCTTTACGTGCGCGCCGCGCTGCTCGTGAGCTACGGCCTGGTCGACCCGCCACCTGATCCGCTTCTGCGTCAAGAGGTGTTGGCGCATACTCTCAAGCGTCGATCGAAGACGGTGACCTTCATCGGAAAGTTGGGCGAGATTGAAAAGGCCCGCAAGCCGTCGGTGCTGCTGATCGAGAAGGACGAGATCAAGCGGAAGCTCGGGCGCAGCCCGGATCGCGCCGAGGCCTTCGTGCTGGTTCTCGCAAAGCAATTCAAGGAGCGCCAGCTCGGCACCGTGTCGTTCGGTCTGGTGCGCGGATCCGCGGGGGTGTTCGATGGGTGAGCGCAAGCGTCGCGGCAGTCCGGCACCGAGAGACGCGTTTGCGCCGAAGGCCGGCAAGGGCGCGGCCTCGATGTTCGCGGAGGTCGGCTCGTCGGGCCTTCGACGACAGGGCGGCAACATCTTCGACCACACGACCCGCGACCTCCGCGGCGGCGCGCAGAGCGCGAAGTGCTTTCAGGAAATGCACGACTTTCTCCCCGTCGTGCGCGCCAGCGTCCAGATCTATCAACTCTTGATCCGGCAAGCGTCGTTCATGCTGGAACCCGCCGACGACTCGCCTGAAGCGTTGAAGTATCGCGACTTCGCGAAAGACGCGCTCGATGACATGGAGATGGACTTCGGCGACGTCGTGTCGGATGGTCTCCGGATGCTGACGTACGGGTGGGCCCTGCAGGAGGAGGTCTACAAGGTGCGCCGCGGGCCGATGCGCTCGCCGCTCGATCCGTCGTCGAAGTTCTCCGACGGCCTGGTCGGTTGGCGGAAGATCTCGCTGCGATCGCCGCGGACGCTGCAGAAGTGGGAGTTCACGCCGAACGGGCAGGCCCTCGGAATGTGGCAACTCGATCCGACGATGCAGCGCGCGGCCGTGCTGATCCCGCTCGACAAGTGCCTGCTCTTCACCACGGAACACGCCGGCGGAAACCCGGAGGGCGCATCGCTGCTCGCGTCCTCTTGGAAATTCTGGACGGTGCTGAAGCGGCTGATCGAGCGCGAGGCGATCGGCCTGGGCCGCGACCTCACCGGGATCCCGGTGATGCGTGTGCCGCCGGCGTTGCTGCTCGCGAGGCCCACGCCCGACGACCGCGCCACCCTGGACAAGGTCGAGAAGCTGGTGACCGGGCTGACGGCGCACGAGCAGGCGTCGGTCATCATCCCGGCCGCGTACGACGCGAAGGGGAACGCGTTGTGGGACTTCAAGCTGGCCGGCGTCGAGAACGGCGCGGGCCGCAACTTCTCGGCGATGGGCGACACCATCGCGCGATACGAGCACCGGATCACGACGTCGACGTTGACCGCGTTCCTGATGCTCGGGCAGGACAAGGTCGGGACGCAGGCCCTCGCCGAGAATAACTCCGACATGCTGCTCATGGCGGCGAACGCGATGGCAGACCAGATCGCGAAGCCGTTCAACCGCTTCGGTCTGCCGCGGCTGTGCCGCGTGAACGGCTGGCCCGAGGAGTTGGCTCCGATCATGGTGCCGTCGAAGGTGAAGCGCGCGCCCACGCTGAAGGAGCTGGGCGACTACTTGACCGCGCTCGCCGGTATCGGCGCGCAACTCTTCGGCGAGCCGGACCCGGAGCCGGCCTTCGACGAGCCACTCGACACGCCGGAAGATCCGGCCGATCCCAACAACCCGCCCGCGGATCCGGAAGATCCCGACGCACCGCAGCCCGAGCCGAAGCCGAAGCCGAAGCCGAAGCACAAGCCGACCGCGGAGGAGGAGGAGCTGCTCTCGAATCTCCTTTCGCGCGCCGACATCACGCTGCCCACGAAGGAGCTGTAACCGATGCGAGCGACGCTCGCACTCGTCGGCCTCGCGGCCGCGCTCGGCGGCGCCTACGGGCTGCGCCTGGTCTGGCGCCGCTGGAAGCGCGACGACAGCGAAGACCTGCGGAGGAAGGCGATCGAGGCCGGGATCCGGCGCGACATGGAAGCCGACCGGTGGATGACCGGCGAGATGCCCGAGGACACGATGCCGAAGACGCGGCCGTCGGCACCGGGTCGCCCTCTGCCGCCGGCGAAGTGGATCAGCCACGCGTGAGTACGATTCCCTGGACCCTCACGCGCTCGCACGGTTGGGCCGACGAGGCCGCATACCACGAGATCGAGAAGGCCACGCGCGCGCAACGGGAAGCACGCGCGGCCGCGGCCCGGTCTATTGCGCTGCGATCGCGGATCCTCGGCAACTCGGGCCCTAAGCTGCGAGCGGCAATCCTCCGCGCGATCGCCGTAGCCGTCGGCGGTGCGACGCTGCGATCGGTGTCGGCCGCGCTGCAGGAGCGCGACCTTCTCGCGGCGCAGGCCGCGATTCCGTGGGAGCGGTTCGAAACGATCCTGTCGCCGGTCGCGCGCGTAGAGCTCAGGGCCGCGATCGAGCAGTCGGGATCGCTCGAGGGTCGACTGCTACTTGAGCAGCTCGGCAACCGCGCGGGCGCATTCGCGTTCGACGTGACGCACTCGGCCACGGTCGAATGGGTGCGCGTGCACGGCGCTGGCCTGGTCACGAACATCAGCGAATCGCGACGGAACGCGTTGAAGCGGATCCTCGACAAGGTCGTGCGCGGTGGGCTGAACGAACACGACGCGGCGCGCATGATCCTCGACGGAAAGGCCATCGGCCTCACCGAACGCGAAGCCGGCGCCGTCGCGAACTATCGGGCCCGGCTCCGTCAGGACGGCGTGCGCGTGGACAGTGCGGACACGCTGGCCGCGCGCTACTCGAAGAAGCTGCTCGCCGGCCGCGCGACGCGGATCGCGCATCACGAGCTGGTCGAAGCCTTCAGCGAAGGGCAGGTGCAAGGGTGGGCGCAGGCGAGGCAGGCGCGGCTCCTCGATGACCGGACGGTCGTGCGCTGGAACGCGCTCTTTGACGCCGAGGCGATCTGTCAGCGACTCGCCGGAAAGTTCGTGCGGATCGGTCAGGCATTCCCCGGCGGGTTCCGTCGACCGCCCGCACACATCGGGTGCCGTTGCATCCTCACGGTGCACCCCTTCGGCCTGCCCGCGCGTCGGAGATAGCCGTGTCGTTCATGGACAGGCCGGCCGACCTCGACCTCGGCGACGGGCACCTGCTGTGGTGGACGGTATGGAAGCCGGACCGTTCCTGCAATCCGCAATACGTCGACCTGCCAGACGTGGATCCATTCGGCGCGATCATCTCGCACAGCACTCCCGCCGGCGTCGAATGCTGGAGCGGCGTGCACTTCAAGAGCGAAGCGCAGGCCCGCGTCTTCGGCGGTCACCCGTCGTGGGATCTTGTCTCGAAGGATCCGCTGACGCTGACGCCGAGCCTGCTCTGCCGGCTGTGCGGCGACCACGGTTTCATCACCGCGGGGAAGTGGGTCCGAGCCTAACGGCTTGACAGAGTTGCGCGCCGTGCTACCGTCGAAGCCGTGAGCACGCCGGCGCCGACCGCCGAAACCTCCGAGGCGCAGATCCGATTCGCCGTCATCGCGAAGAGCGCGGAACGGCACACCGTCACCGGATGGGCGTACATCGCGAAGGACAAGGGCGGGGTCGTCGTCGACCATAGCGGCGACGTGATCGACATCCACGAGCTGAAGAAGGCGATGATCGGTTTCATGAAAACGTTCCGCGCCAGCGGCGAGATGCATCGCGGCCAAGCGCCGAACCCGATCGTCGAGTGCTTCACGTTCACGCCCGAGGATATCGCCGCGCTCGCGAAGGACGGCATGCCCTCGACCTTCCCGCAGGGAACGCTCGTGACCGTCGAGATCCCGCCCGACACGTTGGCGAAGATCGATGCCGGCTCGCTGCTCGCGTTCTCGATCGAAGGGAAAATGGTGCCCGTGCCCGTGGAAGCGGAGAGCTGATGCCGAAGGCCACGCGCCGACTGACCGAGCTGTCGCTGTCGCGGATCGACCTCGTCGACGACGGCGACAACCCGCGCGCGAAGGTCCTGCTCTACAAGTCGCGGCCGGCGGCGCAGACCGTGCTCAAGTACGACGGCGAGGGCATGGTCCTCCCGAAGACGACCGACGAGATCATCGCGGAGCGCCAGACGTGGGAGCTGTGGCGCACCGCGAAATACGCGTTCACGGATTCGCTCGGATCCATCCTCGCCGGCGCGCCCTCCGAGGAGCGGCTCGCACTCCTGCAGAAGTCGGTCAAGGAGTTCGTCGCACGCGTGAAGCAGATCCTGCCCGAGGCCGTCGCGAAGGCCCTCGACGGCCTGGTCGAAGCCATCCCGACCGTCGAAAACATGGGCGAGTTTGCAAAGCGTGCTAGAGTTTTCACGGATGAAGCGGATCGGCTGGCTGGCGAAGTGCTCGCGCACACGGAGGACGAGATGCCTGTGACGAAGGACAATCCCGCCGGCCCCGCGGTGATCGACGTCGCGAAGCTGCCCGCCGAGTTCCGGCCCGCGGTCGAGGCGATCATCAAGCGCGCGAACGACGCCGAGACGGCCGCGGCCGACGCGAAGGCCACCGCCGACGCGAGCGCGGCCGCCCTGGTCGGAGCCGAGAAGGTGCGCGCCGACAAGGCCGAGGCCGAGGTCGCGCGCCTGCGCAAGCTGATCCCCGGCGAGGAGGAGGATCCGCTCGCGAACCTCGACGAGGTCACCCGCAAGCGCATCGAGACGTCCGAGGAGCGCATCGCGAAGATGGAGGCGAAGGAGGAAGTCGCCGACCTCCAGAAGCGCGCGGCCGCGCTGAACCTCGTCGGCACCACCGCCGAGAAGATCGCGCCCTTGCTGCATCGGATCCAGAAGGGCAAGACCACCGAGGACGACATGAAGGAGCTGTTCCGGCTCCTGAAGGCGTCGAGCGAGCTGGCCCGAAAGGGCGGGCTGACGGAGAAGGGTTTCGGCAACGCGCCGCCGATCACGAGCGGCGACGGCACCGCGTACGAGCGCGCGGCCGAGATGGCTCAGGGCCTGGTCAAGAACGGCGAGGTGAAGTCCTTCTCGAAGGCCCTCGGCCTCGTGTTCGATCGGAACCCGGAGCTGTACAAGGAGCACGTCGCCGAGAAGCGATCGGCCGTCCGATAGCCGTCGGAGCAGCATCGTCCGCTTGAGCAGAGGAGCATAGGTCATGGCCGACACCCCGTATCGGATGCCCGGAACCCCGAACGCGCCCTTCATCGCGGGCGCGAACCTCTCGGCCCTCCAGTACCGGTTTCTGAAGCCGGGCGCGACCGAAGGTCAGGTCGTGACGATGGCGGCCGCGACCGATCAGCCGATCTGCCTGCTGCTCGACAAGCCCGACGCGCAGGGGAAGGTCGCGGAAACGGTGCAGTTCGGAATCTACGAAGTCGAGGCCGGCGCGGTCGTCGCGTGGGGCGCGCTGATCCAGTCCGACTCCGTGGGTCGCGCGATCACCGCGGTCGCGACCGGGTACGTCTGCGGCCGCGCGTTGCAGGCCGCCGGCGCCGCGGGCGAGCGGATCGCCTGCTACATCTGGACCGTGAACCCCTGGCTGAAGGCGTAGTAATCGCCGCACTTGCTGGTCGCCTGAGAGCGGCGACCGCGGGAGAGTAGCCGATGCCGACGAGCATGCAAGAAGTCCACATCGACGCGCCGCTCAGCACCTTCTCGGTGGGCGTCATCGAGGAGTCGCCGCGCGTCTTCGGCGGATTCTTCCCGGTCACTCCGACGGAGCATCTGTCGGACAAGTACCAGATCATCGACAGGAACCCGTTCCTGCGCGGTGACTCTCAGCCGCGCATCGTGGGGCAGGAGTCGACGGGTCACGTCATGACCCTGTCGCTCGACAACTTCAACTGCACCCGGTACGACGAGCACACCGACGTCGACTGGGACAAGATCCGCAACGCGGACAACCCGCGCATGCTCGAAGAGGCCGCGACTCGGCTCGCGGTCGAGAACCTGCTGATGACGCAGGAGGTCCTCTTCGCGACGCGCTTCTTCGTGCCGTCCGTGTGGGGCACGACCATCGTCGGAGGCGCCGGCTTCACGAAGTGGTCCGACGCGGCCAGCTCGAACCCGATCGCCGACGTCGAGGCGGGCCGGCGAGCGATCCGCCTGGGCGGCGGCAAGCTGCCGAACAAGCTGCTGCTCGGGTGGGACGCGTGGGTGGCCTTGAAGACGCACCCGACGATCATGGAGCGGATCGTCGCCGGCGGAACTCCCGGCTCGCCCGCGATCATCACGAAGCAGGCCGTCGCGGCGGTCTTCGAGCTCGACGAGATCATCGTCGCCGAAGCCGTCAAGGCCACGAACCCGGTCGGCGCCGCGGAGACGTACGACTTCGTCTTCGGCAAGCACGCGCTGCTCGCGTACGTGGGCGCGAACGGCGAGGGCGACTTCATGGCCTCGGCCGGCCGGATCTTCGCGTGGAAGGGCACGAACGAGGGCGCCGTCGACGAGATGGGCCGCACGGTCGCGGTCACTCAGTTCGACATCGTCGAGCGGCGCATCACCCGGTATGAGCCGGGCATGGCGCTCGATTTCAAGATCACGGGCACGAAGCTCGGTTACTTCCTGCAGGACGCGGCCGCCTAACGCGCTGAACCTACCGCGGGCCTGGTCCGCGGTTTCGGAGAGAGCATGCCCGACACGCACGTCGTCACGCGATCGTTCACGGCCGACCGGCCGTTGAAGCCGGGCGACAAGGTCGACGCGACGGCCTGGATCAACACGCGCCCGCTGGAGAAGCAGGGTTACCTCAAGGCCCTGCACGGCAAGAGCGGCAACGCGAGCGCCGACGCCGGCGTCGTCGCTGACCTGGTGCGACGCGTGGGCCAGCTCGAAGCGGCGTTCAAGGCCATGGCCGCGAGCACCGGCGGCGTCGCCACCGACGCGGCCGGCTCGTTGACCGACGCGGCCGGTGCGTTGAACGAGGCCGCTCCCAAGCCGAAGCCGTCGCGCCGGACCCGGAGGTAGTCATGAAGCACGTCTTCGTCGAAGGTGACGCGAGGATCGACGACAAGACCGGGATCCTCTTGCGGCCCGGCGCCGTCGAGATCACCGACGACGAGGTCGCCGACGACCTCATCGCCCGCGAGGTCTGCCGCGAGGCGACCGACGAGGAGATCGAGGCCACCGCGGAGAAGCGCGACAAGGCCGCGGCCGACCTCGAGGAGGCCAGCCTGAAGGCCGCGGGTGACGCGGCATCGGCCGATGCGAAGCGGGTCGCCGACGAGAAGGCGGCCGCGCCCGCCGCGAAGACCACGAGGCCGC